CACAATTAAACGTTCAACTGGTCTGATACCTTTAAAGTATTCTTTTTCAATAGCGTCTGTCGAAACAAAACTTTGCTTTATTAATTCGCTGAACTCTGATGCTTCACTTTCTCTTTGGGAAAGATAGTTTGCTATCGGCTTACGAGTTGATTCATAACCTTCTTTAGTAAAAGCTCCACTCGTTAAGTCTTTTAATCCCTGTTTGTCGGCTCCAGAAATAGGAGCAGATATTGCTGTATACAAATTAGCAAGCTTTTGGCCGGTAGCTCTTAAAACAGGAATAGCTGAATTAGCTAATTTCTCTGCTGCAATAGGAGTGAGCTCTCCGGCTCCTTTGAATAAGAAGCCAAATCCTCCTCCAATAAGAGCGCCCAGACCAAGACGAGAAAATATGTCTTCTGCATTTTTTGGAGGAGAGCCTAGAGCACTTTCACTGATAAGTTGACCAGTGGAATAGAAGACGCCTTCAACAGCGCTTCCGGCGCCAATCGCCGCAGCTTTCTTGGCTATCCTACCGGCTACTGAGTTCGAGGCAGCTTCCGTTCCGAGCTTAGCAGCAGTTTTAGCAGCTATCTTTGAGCCCACTTGCGCACTGCGAGCAACCAGAGAACCGGGAACAAAAAGAGTTCCTGCTATCCCACCAATTTCTCCAGCGATAGTCGCTTTTGGGTTATGCTCTCTGAGGCCCTTGAGAGTTTCAGGCTTCACTAAACCGAGTTGGGTTAAGGCTACATCACTACCAGCGAACGTAGCGGAACTGAGAGCAGCGGCCCCTAAGGCAGCAAATGGTCTATCGAATTTTTTTCTTTCCAATTTTTGGGTTTGCTCTAAAGCGTTCATCTCTTCATCAGAAATGAATCCATTTGATTGGCCGATGGGTTGAGCACTTTCACTTTGAAGCTCCAGGGCGTTCATTTCCTCATCTGAGATAAAGCTTTTCGCCATTATTATTTTACCTCTTCCCAGCCACCGGGAACTTTTTTGTATGTCCTACCATTTATCTTTTTGGTCTGATTTCGAGACTCTTCCTCATAAGCTTCATCTATCTGTCTCATAGCCTGCTTTCCGGCTTTGGCCTCTAAGGCAGTTACCGCTGTTTTTCTAGCAATAGCTTTTTGTTGAATCGCTTTTTCTGAATCTCCGGCACGGGGGAAATATTTGTTTTGATCTCTTTCAAGCTCTGGTTCTGTGATGTTAGCCCCGGATTCGCTTCTTAGAACCGCTGTTACAAAAGTTCTTTCCGCTTGTTCTTGGCTTACTGCATCAGATGTTCTAAATACGTTTGAAAACTTTGAACCTATACCAGATGACACATCCGAGCGGTCATATCCTTCAGAAGCAATATTTTCAATATCTTTTAATGCATGGCGTGCTTGCAACGCAAAACCTGCTGTCGTCCTCTGTGTGTCGTTAGGCTCCTTGCCTTCCCCTGCTTGCTGCTCTCTGATTCCAAATTCTTTATTGAATTTCTCTTTCTCAAAGCCGAACTTTTCTTTTTCTAGACCGAACTGACGTTCAGTGTTCATAGTCTTATAAAGTTGTTCTAATTCTTTGAATTTGTTGGATGTATAAATATCATAAATTTTTTGATTGTTCTCTTCTATCTTTTGTTCGATATTTCCACGCTCTAATGCCCAACGCTCTTTAGCTTGTAGGTTGTTATACTTCTCAGCTGTAGCGTCCCCCAAGAGCTGTAGTCTTTGAAGTCCAGTGTTAAGTGTCATGAGCTTTGCAGCTTTCCCATCGCCGATGAAATCTTTGAAAGTCTTATAGGCAGTTTGCATGCCCATAATGCTCTCTTTCAAAGCTCCTTTTTCTTCCTTTTGAGAGTCGATATCATTTTCGATAGCGCGAGTAATCACATCCAATGCACTGTTACTCTTGCCTGTAAGTCCTGAACCAATTCCTGAAAGGACGAGGCCTAGGAATCCAGCGATTTTCTGACCAGTGGATGACTTATTCCACAGGCGATTCGGGTCTATTTTGAAGTTGGATAGCTCTTCATTTCTCTTTAAAATCTCATTAGGCAATGATTCTAGTTGCTCGAAAGCCTGTTGAAATCTTGGGTCATTACGCACTTGCTCTTCAGGACTCTGAGCCAACATATCCGCTTTTTGTTTGTTAATATCGAATAGAGCCTGAGACTTTTCGCCTTCAAGCTCTCCGAGTCGCTCTGCTGCTCCAAGCTGTTGCTGAAATCCAGCGTTGGGCCCCTTGGGTTGCATAGGAGACTGTGGCGCAGCCATTGGAGCTTGCGGCATTTGTTGCTGCGGCTGAATCGCTGGAGCCTGCATAGGCGGCGCCATTAGTGCCTGATTATTTGGTTGCTTCATCTGTGGTACAGAATTAGGTGCATTTGGTATAGATTCAGGCTCACTAGGCAAAGTAATTCGACTACGGTAGTAATCTTGTAAATCATTACTCATCGAGCCCTTAGGTACTTTGATTGTTTTATTATCTTGAGTGGTTAAGAAAAACTTCGGCTCCTCGCCTAAGACGAGAAACTTACCTTTGGAATCAGCCATTTTTCTTACCCTTTCCTTCAAGCTCTTGAATCTTCTTGTTGAGATGAGAGAGACTAGCCAGGATTGCTCCGTAACCCTGTGGGGAACTATAATCTACGACTTTGGTGCCATCAGCTGTATGTTTGACCATGTGCTTGCCAGCGGCCGTTTTCTCTAGCTCTTGAGCCATAGGACTTATGTGCTCGCCTTCAGGAGCCATAGAACCTTTGTATTTATCTTTGTATTCGTAGACGTGAGCCTTAAGGGCATCTAGAAATTTCTGTGCTTCTTTAGAGCCGTCTTTGACATTGGTCTTCGCTTTCTTATCTGAAACTGCTGCTGCAGGAGCTGCCGCCTTTGCTGGTCCTGAAAAAGCACCCATTGCCAAACCACCACCGATACCACCCAACAAACCGCCCATGATTTGGCCTTTTTGTTGTTGATAAGCTCCCTGCAAAGCTGCAGATGCATTTACATCTCCAAGCTCTGCTTGAATCCTTAATTGCTCTGCGCTTTGCATGCCGCCTAATGCGCCAAATTGCTGTTGTTGGTTAAGTTGATTAGTTGCTAGTTGTCCCTGCTGATTTAAAGCATTCGCTTGCTGCTGAGCGCCAAGATTTGCAAGGTTGCGTTGCTGTTCGAGTCCTGCCTGGCTAAAAGCACTGTTCGCATATTCTCCACGTGCTGCTGCCATCTCCGCCGCTCTAAGTTGTGCTGCGTTATTAATGGCTGCCTGTTGCATCTGAGCGCCTTGATTCTGAGCTCCTAGAGCCGCTTGAAGCTGATTACCAGCTCCACCTCTGGCTGAGTTTGCTGCCGCGAACTGACCTCTTAATGCCTGTTCAAGACCTTGCTGTTGCTGTAGACCCGCCACGCTCGGAGCGCCACCAGTTGCTGCTTGCTGTTGAAGCTGTAAAGCTTGATTTGTAAATTGATTGCCCGCCTGACCCCCGATGGTAGGAGTCGCGTATTGAGGTGCATTATACTTAGTCTGCATCGCGCCCATGAAATCTTTACGCAATTGATCTGCGCTTCTGTTCCCGGCGGGGGCTGCTTTTCTGTCTAAAGTGGGTTTAGAACCGCCAAATAAACCACCGATTGCGTCACCGACTACTTCAAATACCATTATGTCATCCTCCTAACCGCTACGGTTTTGTATTGGCCATTCTTTAGGCCGACAGTGAAGCTCATAGCGTGAAGTTCAAACCCACCGCTTGGCTGATTGTTTGGAAAAATATCTTGAATCATTAGTTGCATACTTTCACACTTCTGCTGACAGGGCTTGTACTCAAACTGGTAAACGCCATCTGTGTACTGCTGAGTTCCGTAAGTCCCATTGGTCCCGTAAACATTATTCTCGCCATAGATTGAGCCGAAGATAACATTTTGTGGAGTGATAGTAACAGTCTCCCTAGCAGTAGTTTTGAAGTCGAAGAAACTGCTCACTTGGAGCACATGATTTCCCACGAACTTGCCGAGCAGAAGCACTGAGTAAACTCTTTGGAAGCCTTGAATACCTGCAAAGGAAAACCATCCAGTTTGAACAGTTGTATTGATAGGATAATTATTATCAGAGAAGCTGTTTTGGTCTTCCACTCTCGTAACACCATTGGTGCCTAAGATAGTGAAGTTGCCGTCCCAGATCTTGCACGAGTCAGCTTGTTGATTCGTGAATGTGTACCACTTCTCAAAGAACCAATCGTAGACAAGAGTCGTTCCTTCCAGAGTCGTAAATCTCGCTTGATTTTCATCGCCGACAACGACCGACCCCGTGAATGTGTAGTTGTTGAAAGCTTCTACCGGAGCTCCAATATACTCGAATGCCAGCCCTCGATTTAGAAGATAGATTCCCTTGTTGGACAAGAACATAAGTCCATTAGGAATCTTGGCGATAGCTCGCGGTTCTGTGCAACCAATTTCACCACTGATGATTTGAGGGAGACTGAATGTTCCATTTCCACCAGTGTTATCTGGACCAATTCCTGCGATGGCATACACAGCTTTGTTCTTGAAGATGATGAGTTTGTCGTCGAGGTCTGACAACGCCGAGATTGGGCCGCCAACTTCATTTACGAGAATATTTCCCGTTGGAGTAAATGATACTCCATCTCCAGTGATGAACTCGTTAGAATAATAAAGGGTATTTACATCCTCAGCCCCTGCGAGCCAAAGTCTATTCTGAAAAGCGTGAGACAGAGTCGATGCTGGCGGAGGGAAGTAAGGCAATGCGCCGCCAGTCGTATAGAGAAGTTCGTTGGAAGTTATAGTACTGTCAGCAGCGTTGTCAGTGTAAGTTATCGTGTTCGCTAACGGATTATTATATAAAGGACTCGATAAGTTTGTAAGTCTGTAAAATATTGTTCCAGCCGCAACTGTGCGATAGATAACTGCTAGTGCATTTGTTCTGCCGTATAGCGCTTGTTTTAATGTAATTCTCAAAGTTGGAATCGTGAGAGTATAGTTATTACTACTTAATGTAACAGACAAAATAGGACTTGGCCCACTCTGGTGAAGTTGTCCTGCTTGGTCTATCCATTGCCAAACCACGATATATTGATAAGCACCCGTGAGTGCACCTGAACCTGTTGCCCCCGTCGGTAATTCTGGATTCAAAAAGAATCCTAATTCTGTTGTACTCAACCCATCATAAGCCTGAACAACTCCGCCGTTGATGTGCAAGTTCTGTCCCAGCTGCTCAGCTTCAATGTCGCTTGTGAGGTTAAAGTTGAAGTTATATTTATAAACTCCAAGTAAAAAAGTAAGTGTTGTTCCCGCGATTACTTTTACTCTTCGTGACGCAGGGAATTCTACTAGTCCATTCGAACTTACGCTGGCCCTGCAAAGACTGTTCGTTTTAGCGAGAATACCTGCGCCTAATGTGTAACTAAACTTCGCCACAATAAAGGCATCGCTAATTCTGATGATAAAGTTTGTTGCTTGTATATTGGTGTCATAGTTAACAGCTACATAATATTCGCCTTGAGCGTAAAATATCTTAGATAACAACCCAGCACTTAAGAGAAGATTTGCTGCCGTTCCTGGGGTATTGTCACTGATGGTCAAACTATTTGTTTTGATGAAATAGTTAATATTAGGAGTTCCTGGAAGCTCATAAAGTGCTACTATTATTCCGCCATTATCAACCAAAGTTATTTGCGAGGGAGTCGTAGCTAATCCGCTGTCTAGTGTAGTTTCTGTTAAATATGTAGTTAAGTTTGTGTTGTATGCTGAATGCTTTACTGTTGAAGCGCTAGCAGAATAAGCACAGTAAATATGATTGTATTCATTCTCGCCAAAGTCTGAGCAAATCGCTAGACAGTCAACTACAGTAATACCCGAAAAAGTCGTGGGTTGAGGCGTCCCCGTGAGTAAAGAACCAACCGTATTGTCTTGATTTAAATATCCTAGCACTAAGTTATTACCAGCATTCCCGTAAGCAAACATCATTCTGCTGCTGAACTGGATAACGTCGTAAATGCCGTTAATACTGCTAGAGATAGTTGTCTCTGTGCTGAAACTAGACGGGTTTTCTGTATCAAATCTTCTTGACACGATAGAAGTGCCATTCTTAATCGCGAAGACGAATATGAAGGTTCCGCATGCGACGACCCTAGGTCTTGTATATGATGAACTTAGTTGTTGTTCCACGAGAATAATATTCCCAGAAGCAGCATCAAGAGCAGTGACATATACGCCGCCACGTGAATCTTCCCATGCATATAACTCAATTCCATTAGTCGTGTCCCTGTCCGGTATTGTCTGGTTATAAGAGTTTGCTATCACAGGTGTGGCAACGACTCGGTTCGTGTAAAGTTCGTTGACAACTATCCATTCATCATTGGGCTGACTATAGGAATAGAGAAGCGCTCCGTCGTGCATCAGAAGTTCATTATTGTAAGTAAATAACGTTTTTCCCTGTGTGATCTGAGCTGTCTGATTCAAGATATTTGTTGATAAACTATCTAATCCAAAACGCTTTTGAATACTTCCCGTCTTTTGCTGAAAGCAATTCTGCAGACTCAAGAATGAAGTTGTCAAGAATGGGCTTGTCTTTGTGTCTACTCCTTTATCGAAAGGAGCCGGAATAACTTGCTTTTGCAAAGCCATTTGCTAGCTCCTTAGTAGTAAGTGACAACGATTTGATAATTGCACGATGTAGACGGGAAATAGTTTTGAAGTCGCACGGTGGTCGCCGTCGGAGAATAAGCATTCACCGTGTTCGCAGGAATGGACGTTACGTTCGCTGGATATATGAAATAAGAGTTTCCGCTGCCGCCTGGAGTGTAGATTCCATTTATACCCAAAACTGTTGTCGCCCCAGAAACCGTGATTGTCGCGTTGCCATTGCCGCCGATCGAACCACTGTAGTAGGCATTCTTCAACAGCGCAGATCCTTGAGTTGAATAGATGCCGCCGAGAGGATTGATATACCCCGACGTAGTGGTGTTCCCGCCGACTGTTACCGTGGTGAGACTGGCCGTTCCTGAGACGGCTAGACCGCCTGCAGTACTGAGTGATCCGCCGCTTATCTGTCCCGTCACTCCCAAAGTACCAGAGATGGTTTCGTTGCCCACGAGAGCAATCGTGCTACTCGCGGCAGTCAGAGTCGTGACTGTCAAGCCGACAGCGTTGATGTTACCTGAGCTGTCACGAGTCACGACCGTGCTTGGAGTGTTGGCAGAAGTATAAGGAGTGAAGCTCGCATTGCCTGAAGTGTCGAAAGTCATGACGCTCGCCGAGGCCGCCACTGCTGCAGGCAAAGTGATCGTGTAGGAACTCACAGTCGCTGGAGCTCCGAGCGTAACAAATTGTGGGCTAGCACTCGGATATCCAAATGCAACGCTATTAACTGATAGTGACGCAGGGGTATTTGGGCTTTGAGTAAACGCAAAATTCTTCGTTACATTGCTGTAAGTGACTGCTGCTGGGTTCAAGCCCCCAAAGTCCCCACCGATTGTTCCTAATGAAGCAATATTTAGTCCTGCTCCACTAGTGATCTGCACCGGTGTTCCGGAGGAGTTGTTAATGGTAAAGTTACCATTAACAAAGTAACCACAGTTTATGTCTGTAGGTAGCGCTAGAAATGCTGTTTGGTTCTGTCCCTGCCAAGAACGGATGGAAGTCACGTTGTTGAAGTTGAAGGATAAGTCAGAGTTTATATTCAACCCTGCTGGCGTAACCTGAGCACCTTTGCCAACAGAATGGTCGTGAGCATCAATAATTGACCAGTCCCCGTTGATGTTATTAGACCATATTGGGTCTTGGGTTATTCCTACTACATTCAGTGTCAAACCCATGTTTGTTGTGGTGTTAGCCATGATTTATTCCTCAAAAAAAGACGATGTTTACTGTCGCGTTTGCTGTAGATTTTAACACAATAATTGTATTTGGATTAGGACTTGCTGTTGAGGATGTGTAAATATCCACTGCAACGTTCTTAGAAACAACAAAATAGCCTTTAGGAACTCTATTTAACCCATGATTTACATAATTATCAACACCAGTTGTAAGCGTAATTCCCTGGTTGTTTACACCATTTTGCAGAACAGCATTTAGCAAAAAACTACTCTGCAAACTGTTAAACACATTTGCTACGTTGTCTTGGAAACGCTGAATAATGTCATCTATGATTTGAATCTTTTTAAAAGGTATCATTTTACGACCTGAATAATGGGTTGTACATAGAAACACCGTTTATCGTGGTCATGTCTGTAACTCTGAGCGGGAAGCTATCATCCTGAGTAGCGCAAGCCTGTAGAATATTTTCAATCATCAATTGTTTGTCGGTTAAAAGATTAGACGTATCTGACTCTTCTTTTTGCAAACATTTAATAGCTGAGTCGATAACTAAATAATCTACGATTGTAGAAGGTGTGAGGACAAGAGTTTGTGTGGTCGAGGTGATAGGAGTCGGGTCAGGAATATACCACACAGTAAATGTTGCAGTTGTTAAAGGAACTGGAGTAAAAATGATATTCTCCGCACTTATTCTATAACGCCATGGAGTATTGTTCCATGCTACCGAGAAAACGTTTTTGTTAATGTTACGTTGATTCCGGTTGATAGGGGATAGAGTGATGGAAATATCTGACGAGGTGTTCAAGTCTATACCGCATAGTTTATAAAAATCAGTGGGCAATGGATAAGTATCCTGAGCACCATTCACTGTGTAAGTCTGTGTGGTTTCAAAAAAGTTAGAGTTTTGTTGAACAATTCTGATGTACATATCGCGATAGGATTTATCTAGATAACGAGTAATCTCGGCATCTGTAACAAACTGGCTGCTATTCTGGTCTGATAAGTCTCTGACCTCTTGTATCAAGTCTGAAACTACGACGGTCATACTCATAGGAACTCCGGTTAACTAGGGGTAACTAAAGTTAGTTGGGGGTAACTAAAGTTACTTTACCCCTTTTCGAACGGACTTACACCAAGCTCAATATTTCTATCGTCTTGTTTCTCAGAGTCAGTCTCTTGCTCGTGTTCCATGTACTTCTTGGCTAACACATGTCCAGCTGCAAAAGCTTTCGCCATGCCGTGAATATCGCCGCCGTGAAAGGCTTCATGAAAGTTGTGCATAGCTTCGTGCATTCCGTCGCGGTGCATTGCTGCCTCGTCGTCTTCGTGCTCTTCGCCAATCTTGGCCCTAGGAGAAATATTTTCCTCATTGGGAACTCTCTTCATATATTTGCTGTAGATGTTGGAAGCTAAACTAGCTCCGCCATCTTTTTTTCCGCCTAGCATCATATCGATCCCCTTTTATAGAAATGTGTTCTTTAGAAGGATAACGAATGTGATGCCAAGTCCAGACGGTGGATCAGTAACTACGCCAGAACCGTTTACAAAAGTAAATGTCACTGTGGGAGTCGCATTATTCACGTTAGAAGTCACGCCGTAGCTTAGAGATGTAAGACCAGACAATCCCGTTACGGTTGTGTAATCCATTTGCGTGGTTAACAAAGCATAATATCTATCGGATAGAGTTAGTGTGAATACTCCTGTAGAAGTATGCACTAAACTGCTTAAACCTTTTCCAGCCAAGTTGGTTGGCGCGCTAGAACCATTTAGGGTAGCTGTCCCGTCTAATATAACTACGTTTCTATCTAAAGAGCTCGTAAACTGCTGAAAATACCTTGATGCCATTGCACTTCTCCTATCGCTCCAGCTATCTGGAGCGACTACAAGTTACGTTAAGTTATTAGTATGGGAAGCTAGGGAACTGAATAACGCCGTTGAAACCAGGTGCATAACAAGCGAGGTTAGAGTAAGAGTAGCAACGGAATTGCAAGCTGTCGTTTGTTGCAGAACGAAGAACGTCTAGTCCGTCGCCTTTGAACAAGTTAACTGCTTTTCCTAAGGAAGCCATTTCCCAAGTTCTCATTTCCAAAGCATATCCGTAGTTGTCAGGACAGTTTTGGTCAGCAAGAACGGTTACGCGTCCACCCGGGTAGTGAATTTGTACGCCTTCAAAACCAACATCAATGTCACCTGCCTTAACATTTACGTATTGAACTTTAGAGCCCAAGGAAATGATAAGGTTTTGATAGATTAAGGAGTTAACGAAGAAGTAGTCAGGACGTCCGCCTTCTCTGTAAACATAACGAAGTAATTGTTGCATACCTTCTTCAAGGGATAGTGAGCTTCCGTCGAAGTATTGTCCGCCTAAACGTGTAGTATCTGTGTTACGTGTTACTTGGAAGAATGGAGCTGCAAGAACAGTGTTACGGTTAGCGAATGGAATCCATGCGTCTAATCCAGAAAGAGTCCCTTGAAGACCATCACCGCGTGGGAATAAATAGTAAGATGTAGCCATTCCAGGAATAGCTTGGCTTAAAGTGATGATTCCGTTAATACGGTCGATCGCCGTAATTACACCTTGTTGTCCAGTAGTAGTCAAAGTAATTGGGTTAGTTAAGGTAGCGTTCGCTTCCAAAGCCATTCCGACTTCAAAGTTTACGGATTGTTCTGGGTCAGCAAGAGTTAATGTTGTGCCTGTTCCAGAAGTAGAGGATATTTGTCCAATCCAACCAGTACCGTTTCTGTACAACTGAGTTGCAAGAGAACGAGCTAAGGAGTTAAGAGCTCCGTCTACTTCAAGCTTAAGTGCACGCATAAATGCGCCGCTATCATTTTGAGAAGCAAGGATTGTTTCGTTAGCAACTTCACCAACAGAGTAGTTAGGTGAGCGAGTAAGAAAGAATGCTTGTAGTAAAGATGTACTACCAATAGACAAAGCTGTTCCAAATTGAGCAGAACGGTTTTGAGGGTTACCATAGATCAAAGGAATTTTACGAGCATCGCCAGTAAAGCCTTCGAACTTGGGAACCATAGCTAGGAACGGGTTATTTTTGTACAGAGTTGTTACTACTAGACTTTAACATCTAGCGGGGATACCACTTCGGATTTCCCTCTCCCGTTTCGCTTAGTTATAGCGGGAGTTCAGACTATCGCATCACCTTTCGGTGCCCTCTCACTTAGTCGTTCACGGTGCTTTCGCTTCCGCCCTGTCACCCGCTGCCGGGCTTCCAAGTCAATCAGAGTGGGTTTAAACTCGTCTACAAGTTAAACGAGGTTACGGATTTCTTTATCTGTATACAGGGTTTTCAGCGCTGGAATAAACGCTTGATTGTCTAAAATTGACATTTGTCAGTTTCCTTATGGGTAAATAAATTTTTAATTCAAAACTTTATTTTGCCGTGTTCTCATTGAACATTAGCGCCCGGAAACTGACTTATGGGCAGACGTAACTTTAGCTTCGTAACCTTATCTTCCGCGTGCTTTATCTAGCATCTCTATTGCTCTTTGAAATCTTTGTTCAGCAGTAAGAGAACTTTCATCAGCACGATGAGGAACTTCAGGTTTTAGATTGTTCGATAGACTCGTAGGACGAGTTGATTGATATGTAGGTTCTCGTAAGAATTCGAGGGGTGCCTGCTGTCTATCAACAACATCTGACGGGTTTATTAAACCTTTGATCTTCTTTAAACTAGCGTACTTGGTTTTAAACTCGCTTTCAAGCTCGTCTTCTACAAGCTGAGCCGCTTCCTTGAAGTCAAGAATCTTCTGAGTGTTATTAAAGTGTGTTTCTATTATCTCATAAACAGTGTCCACGTGGTCAGGATTCGCAGCCAAAAACTCGAAATCGTCTTTGTTTGCTTCTACAAAGTCATTAATCGTTTTCTTGTAAGTCAAGACCTGGGCGTCGTGATTCGCTCTCTCGCGCTCTATCTCCTGCTGCTTAGCTTGCTCTTCTTTATCGAGCTGAGCTTGTTTCATCTCTTCGACCTGAGCCTTTAGTGAACTGATAGGGTCTTCGTTACCTTGCGCAACTTCACCCTCAAGTTGAAACCTAGCGATGTCTTCAAAAGTAAGACCTAAGCTTTGAAGTAATTTAATAGGGTCTTTCTTCGCCATCTCTTTTGAGGTCTTGAACTCCTTAGCGAGCCCAATATCAGCTTCTAGAGCTTTTTGTTGCTCCAAAAGTGCGCTTTCCTTCTTTGCTACCCGAGCTAACTTGTAAGCCAGGTCAGGAACGCGAAATTTGGGCCGCTGTGCGCTTTCACCCTGTCCAGAAGGCTGACTATCAGGCGCTTCCGTTTGCGGGGCTTCTCCGCCAATTACAGCAGGCATTGATCCGGTTGACGTGTTTAAAAATTCCATACGACTCCAGTAAGTGATTATACCATTGGTGGTGTGGGTTGAAGTTCTGGGTTAATTCCCATTTCAGGGGCTGGGGTCTGTACTGCTGGAGCCTGAGGTGCTGGCGCAGCAGCTGCTTGAGCAGCCTGTTCCGGCACTTCAAGAAGCTTTGCTGCTTTGCTGATGTATGCCCGAATA